GAGCTACTAAGTGGTCGTTTGGCAACAGATCAACTTCAAGTTGCATCTGGTGGTTCAATAGCCATTACTGGTCCTGGCGGAACATTCGACTTCCAAGACGGTATTGTCATGCTAAGTGGTTCGGATGTTAGAGTTGATACTCCGACAGACGTTGGACAAGCTGCTAACAAAGGGTATGTTGACGGTGTTGATAGTGATCTAACTGTGTCACTCGCTGCTGAAACATCTGCTAGGGAAAGTGCTGTAACATCTGCTATCTCTACTGCAAGTGCTGATGCAACTGCGAAAGCAGATGCTGCTGAAGCTGATGCGAAAGCATATGCGGATCAAGTTGTTGCTGCAACCGTTGACGCTGCTCCTGCCGCACTAGACACTCTTAACGAGTTGGCTGCTGCATTAGGTGACGATGCGAACTTCTCTGCAACTGTTACTACATCTATCGGTACTAAGGCAAATCAAACTTCACTAGACGCAGAAACATCTGCACGTAGTACTGCTGACTCAGGTCTTCAGAGCAACATTGATGGTGAAGAAACTGCTCGTATTGCTGGTGATAGTGATCTACAGTCTGCAATTGATGCAGAAATTGTTGCTAGAACTACCGCAGACACTACCGAAACATCTGCACGTATTGCTGGTGATAGTGATCTACAGTCTGCAATCGATAGTCTAACTTCAACTCAGTCTAGTGATCAGGTTAGTTTACAGTCACAGATTACTGCTGAAATTGCTCGTGCATCATCTGCGGAAGCAGTTAACGCTGCGAACATCGTGTCAGAAACATCTGCACGTAGTTCTGCTGATGCTGCTTTAGAGTCTGACATCATTGGTCTACAGAATCAGGTCGGTACCATTATTTCTGGTTCCCCTGCATCTCTAGACACATTGGTTGAGATTGTATCTGCGTTTGAAAATGCTGACTCAGATCTATCTGGTGTTATCACTGCAAACGGTGGTCGATTGACTACTGCTGAAAACAACATCACTGCACTCGAAACAGACTTGTCTGCTGAAGAGAACGCACGTGGTGCTGGTGATACTGCACTTGGTCTAAGACTTGATTCTGATAAGACTGCACTCGACACTGCTATTGCTACTGAAACAAGTGGTCGTATTGCCGGTGATTCGGATCTATCTGCGTCTATTAGTGCAGAAGAAACTGCTCGTATTGCTGGTGACGCAAGTCTACAGTCTGCAATTGATGCATTGACTAGTTCTTCCAACACTGCGATCTCTTCAGAGACTACAGCAAGAACATCTGCGGTATCTACTGAAACTGCTGCTCGTATTGCTGGTGACGCAAGTCTACAGTCTGCAATTGATGCTGAAGTATCTCGTGCAACAGGTGCGGAATCTGGTCTACAGACTCAGATCTCTAACATCCTGTCTAACACAGATGCAACTGCATTGAACTCTCTTGCAGAGATTGTTGCCGAGTTCCAGAATGCTGACAGCACCCTAACAGGTGTAGTTGGTGGTCACGGTACTCGACTAACTTCTCTAGAGTCTGGTGTATCAGCAATTGAGTCGTGGACTACAGATAACCTAAGTGAAGGTACTAACAAGTTCTGGACTCCAGAACGTACTAAGTCAGTCCTAACTGGTGGTCTATGTATCACTTATAATTCAACCACAGGTACTATCTCAATAGACGAAACAGAAGCTGCTACAGCGTTACACGTTGCTTCTTCTGGAGACGCTAATGCACTAGGTAATGAATCACCTTCGCACTACCGTATCGATGTTTATGATGTAAACGGTACTATCGTTAACTAATCTAGGTTTTTACCAAGATATAAGGGGGACTTCGGTCCCCCTTTTTTTATATTTTATTTTCATATAAATAAACGTATAAATAGTAAGTAACAACATTGGAATGTATTCATGTATTCAACTAGCAAAGAAGAATTGATGGACTATTGTTTACGTGCTCTAGGGCACCCAGTAGTCGAAGTCAATATAGACGAAGAACAACTTGACGATCGTATAGACGAAGCATTGCAATGGTTTCGTGAACACCACCCTGATGGTTCTAGACGATACTACTTAAAACATCAATTGACTCAGACTGATGTTGATAATCAGTATGTGGATTTTAGTGATGATTTGGATCTTACTGCCGTTGTCCGAATGATTCCAATGACTTTCAATAATGCTCACTCTGGTTGGTTCAGTGATGCATGGCAATTAATGGCATATACTATCTCCGATTTTACTAGAAGTGGTGGTATTCTTGGTGACCTTGCACACTATGAACAGATGCAACAAAATCTAGCACTATTAGATATGAAACTAGGTGGCACACCTCAGATTACATTTGACAGACAATATAATCGTGTTAACTTACACGTTTCTAAAACGAATCTTAAAGTAGATGACTATGTTATCTTTGAGGTTTATGGTATTCGTAATCCAGACGAAACAGTTAACGAATACAATTCACTATGGAATCACCGATTCCTAAAAGAATATGCAACCGCATTGATCAAACGTCAGTGGGGTTCAAATTTAATTAAGTTTGATGGCATGACACTACCAGGTGGTGTAACGGTCAATTCACGTCTCATCTATGAAGATGCCCTTGCGGACATTGAAAGAATCATGGAGAGGTTCCGTAACGAAGAAGACGAAGGTCCTATGTTCTTCATGGGGTAAGACATGGCTATCAATCCATATATTAGTACAAAATACAGACCGGAACAAAATCTTTACGAAGATCTTTTAATCGAAGCAATCCAGTTTTATGGTCAGGATGTATATTACCTACCGAGAGAGATTGTCGAAAGAGAAGAAATCTTCCTTGATAGTATCCAGTCACAGTTCTCTGACGCATACAAAGTTGAAGTCTACGTTGAAAACGGAGATTCTTTTGATGGTGAGGGAGACCTGTTCACTAAGTTTGGTATCGAACTAAGAGACCAAGCAACCTTTGTTATCGCACGTCGTCGATGGAGAGAACTAGTCGGTGACCGTCTTGCAGACCACCAGTTCCGTCCAAGAGAAGGTGATGTAATCTATCTTCCTTTGTCCGAATCATTATTCGAGGTCAAGAAGGTCGAGACCGAGTCTCCTTTCTATCAATTGTCCCAGCTACCTCAGTTCCGTATGACTTGCGAGTTGTTCGAGTTCTCAGACGAAGACTTCGACACCGGAATCAATTCTATTGACCAAATAGAAGAAGAAGCCGCATTCCAATACGAACTCACTATGGATGGTACCGGAGAATCAGAGTACTATACGGTGGGTGAGAATGTGTCTCAAGACTTTACCGATTACCAGATTGAAGGTGAGGTCACATACTGGAATCACGAAACTAGACTACTCAAGATTGCGCACACTGGTGCCACCGATGGTAAGTACCATGAATGGGGAACAGACCAACCGATTGTTGGTGCTGATGCATCCTTGACTCCGGTATCTGCGGATGAAGGTGTCAACGAAATCCAGAGACTTTCTCAGAATAAAGTGTTTAGTGATTTTGCAAATGATTTTGTGGACTTTTCTGAGTCCAATCCATTCGGAGATTTATCACCATGATGGGAGGACACTTCTACCATAAACGTGTTCGTACTTGCGTTGCCGTATTCGGTTCAATGTTCAATGACCTACATGTTTTGAGAACAGACTCAAACGGTAAGGTATTGTCACAAGTCAAGGTACCTTTATCTTACGCACCCAAGAGGTCTTTCATAGAACGTCTAGAAGAAATGACTAACGGAGAAGAAGCAGAACGCAGAGTTGCTGTCAAACTTCCTCGCATGTCATTTGAGATTACTTCTATCGCATATGATGCCACACGACAGTTACCTAAAGTCAATGGATTCGGCACAGTTGTCACGTCGGACACAGGTTCTAAGAGAAAAGTATATGTCGGTGTTCCGTATAATGTAGGTTTCTCACTATCTGTATACGCTAAGTCGCAGGACGATGCACTACAGGTCGTAGAACAGATTATACCATACTTTGCCCCACAATATACTTTGACAGTAAAACCTTTTGCAGACGAACCAGAAATCAAAGAAGATGTTCCGGTCATATTGTCGGGACTAGACTTTCAAGATGACTTCGAAGGACCAGTAGAACAGAGACGCACCATCATATACACTCTCAATTTCGAGATGAAAGTTAACTTCTATGGGCCAGAGAGCACAGGGCCTATTATCCGTGAGGTGAACACGAACTTGAATCTCCTGTCTCCGGAGGAAGAAGACCTTCTTATAGAAACGATAAATACTACTCCAGACCCAATTGATGTGAGTCCAGACGGAGATTATGGGTTTAACACTGAGATAATTTTCCCAGAATAATCAGGAAATATATTATGAGAGATTCGAGTAAACCACCTGCTATCTTTGACGATGAGCAGAAAAAGAATTTCGTGCACGAGCAAGACTATGAGTACTCTCGTGATACTTATTATGACCTAATTGAAAAAGGTCGTGAGTCTCTAGAACTCATGATAGAAGTCGCACGTGAGAGTGAACATCCTCGTGCGTTTGAGGTTCTATCTGGTATGATCAAAGGCATCGCAGATGTTAATGATAAACTAATGGATCTCAACAAAAAGCAGAAAGAGCTTACCAAAGAAGACAAACCCACCGATACTTCAACAACTAATAATAATCTATTTGTTGGTTCTACTACAGACCTTCAACGTATGTTGTTGGGCGATGAGAAAGTAATTGATCAAGACTCTGATGAATGACATCCTATACTAAGAATTCCTACCTAGGTAACCCACAAGTCAAGCGAGATGGTGTCGCAGAAGAGTGGGACAAAAAGAAACTCCGTGAATACCGCAAGTGTATGAACGACCCATCGTATTTCTGTAAGAAGTACGTTAAAGTCGTGCACCTAGATAAAGGTTTGGTTCCATTCAAGTTATACGATTATCAAGAGAAGATGTTCGAACACTTCAATGATAATCGATTCTCTATTGTTCTAGCATGTCGACAGTCGGGTAAGTCTATTTCCTCTGTAGGATACCTTCTATGGTATACACTATTCCATCCTGAAAAGACTATTGCAATTCTTGCGAACAAAGGTGCCACCGCACGTGAAATGTTATCTCGTGTAACACTGATGTTAGAGAATCTTCCTTTCTTCCTACAACCAGGATGTAAAGCACTGAACAAAGGTTCTATCGAGTTCTCTAACAACTCTCGCATCATTGCTGCGGCAACCTCTGGGTCATCCATTCGTGGTATGTCGGTCAACCTTCTATTCCTAGATGAGTTTGCGTTCGTAGAGAATGCCGCAGAGTTCTACACATCTACGTACCCAGTAATCTCATCTGGTAAAGATACAAAAGTTATCATAACAAGTACTGCGAACGGTATCGGTAACACGTATCAGAAACTATGGGAAGGTGCGGTACAGAAGGTCAATGAGTATAAACCATTCCGTGTAGACTGGTGGGATGTGCCTGGCCGAGATGATAAGTGGAAAGCACAGACTATTGCTAACACATCACAACTACAGTTTGACCAAGAGTTTGGCAACACTTTCTTTGGTACTGGTAATACTCTTATTGAGGGTCAAGTGTTACTTGACTTACGTGCTAGAGAACCTTCTAGAAGACTAGAAGGTGGGGACTTATTAGTTTATGAAGAACCGATACTAGATCATCAGTATATCATGACTGTCGATGTTTGTCAAGGCAGAGGACAAGATTATTCCACTTTTAACATAATCGATGTTTCGGTACAACCGTTCAAACAAGTTTGTGTATACAGGAACAATAGAATATCACCGATATTATATCCTAATATCATATACAAGTATGCGACACTATACAACGAGTCGTATGTCGTCGTCGAGAATAATGACCAAGGTATGGTAGTATGTGTGGGTCTTTATCAGGATCTAGAATATGAGAATATTCACCTAGAGTCTGCGGTCAAAGCAGATGCTATCGGTATCCGTATGGACAGGAAGGTAAAGAGAATAGGATGCTCCTCAATTAAGGATATTATAGAAAATCACAAATTGGATATTGTTGATGAGAATACCATCATGGAGATATCAACTTTCATATCAAAAGGAACATCATTCGAAGCAAGTGATGGTAACCATGATGATTTAATGATGAACCTCGTGATGTTTGGATATTTTGTAGGAACGCAATCATTTGGTAATGTTGCTGACGTGGATATCAAACAGATGTTATTTGATCAACGTATGAAAGAAATTGAGGATGATATACCACCGTTCGGAATCATCGACGATGGTAGTGATTATGTTCCACCTTCAGACTTGTCCGACCCATATAGCATGGATTGGACTGACTATAACCCTAATGAATGGTAAACTTCCGGAAAGTATAAATAGATACATTGAAAGAAATATCCGTATTATGACTAACTTATTATACCTTAACTAAAAGGACACTATTATGACTCTTTTATCTTCAGAGTCTCCATCAGTAACAGTAAAAGAAATTGACTTAACAGGTATTGTGCCTGCGGTCACTTCTACGACTGGTGCTATTGTAGGCGACTTTAATTGGGGACCAGTGAATACACCAATTCTAATCGGTAACGAATCTGAATTGGCATCAACATTTGGTTCTCCACTATCAGGAGATGCGTATGCAGGGGACTTCTTATCTGCTTCGTATTTTCTAAAATACTCTTCAAGTGCATTCATTGTTCGTGCATCTCGACCAGACATCCTAGATTCGGACGGAACTGTTGCGTACCCAGGCCATGCGAAAGCATCAGCTGGTGTCTTCGAAGCAAAATACTTCGGTGAACTTGGTAACACAATAACTGTATCCGCAGTAGATTCAACATACTTTGACACTTGGGATTTCGAAGGATTCTTCACGGCACCTCCAGTAGGTGACGAACTTCATGTTGTTGTCTCCCTAGGATATGTCTCATCATCCAAATTGGGTAATGTTGTCGAAACATACGAATTTGTTTCTACCGACCCTAATGCTAAACTCCCGAATGGTTCTAACAATTTCGTTGCAGACGTTATTAATAAAGAATCTTCTTGGGTCACCATTTCTGGAGTTCCAGCAGTATCAACAGATACATTGACAGG